CCTGATATAACCCGTTTTGCCCCGCCTGCCTTGCGCCCGTACTTTGGCACCTTGCTTGTCGGCACGAGGATGCTGTCACCTGTATGCGGTGTTTTAATTCCGCCTTCTTCCTGCCTGTTTGCCCAGTGCGCTTTGGTATACACTTCGGCTACCGGGTGCTTACCCTTGCGTGCAGGCTTGATCTTGATACCGGTGGGCTGCCGCTTGAGCCACCACTTTTTTGTAACATTGAATATGCGTGGTACTCTTTTGATTAACTGATCCTGTATTTTCTGGGCTGTTTTGGTCAGGGCCATAGCCGATATGAACGGCATGGCGTGCTTGTCATACCATGCCAGATCCTTCTTGAATTCTTTAATGTTTGATTTTACGTCTATGTCTATCATTGTGCCCCCTTTTGAGATATTCGGTCAATGATTTTGAGTAGGTCTTTGATCAGGATATTACTGTATGCCGCAGAATCCATATTTCTGCAAAAATGAATATGATCCCAACAAGCCTTGATTTTCTGCTTGTCGTCTTTGGTCAGAATATTATCATCGCCCATATCTACCTCCCTTAGATTTTAAAATCTCCGCAATTCATTAATAGACTCCTCAAAGCCGTCATCTTTTTTGTCCGGCCATGTGCCGAATAAAGCTCGTACATCTACCAGCGGCTTTACATTCTGCAATTTCGCCAATTCGTCAATAGTAAGTGATTCCCAGAAATTCAGTGAAACCATCGATTTTTGTCGCTCAGCATTATAAATTTTACTGTTGATCATATCTACTCCCTTTTTTAAAATTAACCAAAAATGCCTTTAACTCGTCCTTGATTTTCCTGATATCATCAACCATTTTTTTGATATCAGGGCCGACAGCCGCTATTTCAGAAACTTTAAAAACATAATCAATAGCGCTTTCAACGCCTGGAAAATATCTCGGGTTTCTAAAATCGACTTCGCCTTTTTCCGTAATGATCTTGGTATAAACGATCACATTATACAAATCATGTCCGAGGTAATACTTATCTGTGATTCGTAAAAGCTCGTTACGGCCGTTTCCTGATGACTTTTTTGTGTTACCCATACTACCCCCTATGTCAAGGTTAGATCGTTTAATATCGCCTACGTCAGACGGCCAGGATTTGATTTTATGCAAACAGTATCGGCTACATTTTATTCTGAATGTTCCGATCATAAAAGCAAACCGCAACACCAAGGGCCGAATAGACATCACCCACAAACCCGTAAAAAAATCCTGGATCTGATTTAATCCCCTTGCCATGATTCCGCACGCCATACGCAAACCGGTCAACAAGAGCCTGTTTGACATTCGTATCTTTGGCCGCTCCGGTATGACAAAGATGTTTTTTGACCTCTACCCTGGGCAAAAGATGAAACGGCCCATGGAATGCCTCAGCAAACCGACCAGACCAAAATACAGTATCAATCGTACTCTGCCCCATGGCATTACCATACGATCTTATTTGCTCAATTACAAGAGCGTCGGCCGAAACCGTAGGTAATAAATTCAAAAGTATTTCATTATCGATCTTACCGAAATCCAAAACATTAGCTCCATCCCAGATCACATACCCGCTTTGAAATGTCCCCGGGTCTATTGCGATTATTGTTTTCATGTGGCCTCCCTTTCAAGGTTCTCAAAAGTTGCGTAATCCTTCAGCCATGCCAGTTTTATCATACCTGTAGGCCCGTTGCGCTGCTTTGCGATATTCAGTTCTGCTATCCCGGCATCATTGGTGTTTTTGTTGTAAACTTCGTCACGATACAAAAAACAGACAATATCTGCGTCTTGTTCAATCGTACCCGAATCACGTAAATCAGATAGTTTCGGCCGTTTATCATTAAGCCCTCTATCTTCCAGTTTTCGGTTAAGCTGTGACAACAAAATTACCGGCATTTGTAGGTCTTTGGCCAACGCTTTCAACCCTGCTGTGATACTGCTTATTTCAAGATTTCGGCTGCTTGTATTGTCCCCTCGCATTAATTGCAGATGGTCAATGATGATTTGTTTGATTCTATACTTTTTTTTGTATTTTCGTGCTCGTCGGCGGATCTCAAGGTAGTGCAAAGCCGGGCTGTCGTCGATATACAGGGGAAACCCATAAACTTTATCTGATGCGTTTGTTATTTTCTCCCAGTCCTCGGGTGTAAAATTGCCGGACCTGAATTTCTGCCCGTTGACGTGGCTATATTTTGCAAGCAGCTTATCGGTCAATTGCTGATTTGACATTTCAAGGGAAAAAATTGCAGTCGGGACACGAAAGTCAAAACTCATTACCAGGGACGTTTTGCCCATACTTGGCCGAGCGGCAATAATAATTAAGTCTGATTTCTGCCAGCCGCAGGTCATGTAATCAAGCAGTTTGAATCCTGATGGGCAGCCGGTTAACCGTTTATTCGAGCCCTTCATGGCATCAAACCTGTCCATAGCCTCAATAACTAGATTGCTGACTTTTGCAACATTTTCCTTGCCGGCAATGTCCAGGTTGTTTATTTCGGTTTGGGTTTTGTCGATTATTTGCAGGGCATCATTGTTTTCGAAACAATCGTTTATTGCGTTGTTGCATATTTTAATTGTCTGTCTGAGCGCATGTTTTTCACGGAGTATTTTTGCGCTCTTTTCGATTTTGGGGGATACGGGGCTGTCGATAAGTTCGGCAAGGTAGGACGCCCCGCCGCACCTGGCCAGGTTTTTAGTGTCTTTGAGTTTGATTATGACTGTTGTGGTGTCAACCGGGTTTTTATCCCTGCTCAGGGCCAGCATGGTTTCATAAATAATTGCATGGGCTGTTTTGTAAAAATCGTCCGGCCGTAAATAATCCTCAATCGTTGTTATACTGTCCGGGTACATCAGGCAAGTGGATAAAATGCTCTGCTCGACTTCGATTGCTTGAGGTGGTAGCTTCACCATGTTATGTCCTCCGCTGTTATTTCTTTTGGTTGTGGGCTCATTTCTGGTGGGTTCCACTTGACTTCATTTCTAACCCATGATTGCCAAGCCGCATACCAATCAACAAATTTTGATCCTTTCTTGCGGTGATACAATAAAAAATTTTCTGTTATATATTCAAGATCACCACCAAAATTTTGTTTTTTAGCGTAATCTTTCATTTGATCTGTAACAGGAAAAATATCAGGTGTGGGGGTTTTTTTCTTTTTATATTTTCTTTTATTGTCATTATTGTCATTCTTATCATTCTTGTTTGTTTTCACTTGAGTTTCACTTGAGTTTCGTTTGAGTTTCACTTGAGTTTCACTTGGCTGATATTGATTCCACTTAACCACTGTTATTATTGTAAATTTATTAGTTGTCTGGAGTTTCACTTTTCCGAGTTTTTCTAAAATTTTTAATCGTCGATAGTAAATTGTTTTAAATTTTTTAAATTTAGGTGTTTTGGGATTCTTTAAATTCTTTAATTCCGTGACAATGGAATTCAGCCCAAAAATACCACTTCCCGGTTTTAAAACAATTTCCTTGCCGTTGAATATTATTTTTGTTTGCCTATGGTTAACCGACAACAATATATAAATCCATAGTTGGAATAAATATTCATCCTGCATCACTCCACTATCAAGTATTTTTCTGTAAATTCTGACCCACCCATCATTTCTCATAGTTGATACTCCGTAGGATCATTAAATCGTGCCGCAAGCAAGAGCCCTATTGTTTCAGACGCAGCTTCTTCATCACTCGGCAATTTGAATTGCCCATTTTTGTCGGCCAAATCCATAAAAAGCAAAAAAATATTTGCCGTTAGGGGATCTTTTTTAAAAAGTTTGTTATACTTTTTTTTAAACTTTTTGTTGTATTTCGATTTACTCATTTCAATCCCTTTTGCTTATTTTTCAGGTATTCAAGTACTTCATCAAAATCGAATCGACAATACCGGCCGCACCGCAGAAACGGCAGTTCGTTGTTTTTTGTGCGGGCATAAACCCATGTTGCCGAAACATTGAGTTTTTCTGCAAGCTCGTTGACGCTTAAAAGCTTTTTGTCCGTCATGTTTATATCCCCCTTTACTTATGTATTGTTTATTATAGTTAATTTAAAAAATCAAGTCAAATCTGCAAAAACCATTTACCGCCCCTTTGCTTTGTGATCGTCAACAAACCGATCAAGTGCCCTACGAATCAAATCAGCCATTGCAAGCCCAGTATCCTTGGAGATCCGCTTGATGGTGACAATCTGTTTTTCAGTTAAAAAAATAGTTGTGCGTTTCATTTTTCCCCCTGTTATATTACTTTACAACATACATTTTATTAAAAATCAACCCAAATCAGCAAAAAATATTTACGGCTGTTTAGTCTCCTTGTTCCAAGTGCCATATTCGCTTTCCGGGATGTTCAGCTTATCCAAAAGATTGACAATATTGACGTGAGTTTCTACCGCATGGCCATGCTTAAAAACCATCTGCAACCCCGCTATGACGCCCTGCTCCTTTGCCTCGTCACAGAGAGTCATCATTTCTAAGTGCGAATAAGTGTCGCTGTTGGCACCCAGTAAATAATCATCGATTGCCCGCCGAATAATTTCAGCCATTGGCAAGCCGGTTTTCCGGGCCATTTTATGTAGCTGGTTTAACTGTTTTTCTGTCGCAAAAATATTTGTTCTTTTCATCATGTGTCCTTTCTTGGCATATATTTTGTTAAATGTCAACCCTAACTCCGATATTTATTCCTGCCCCGCCTCAATCAGTCACCGCAGCTTATCGAAAGAATCAATCAACCGGATAGCCTCTGCGTATCCTGCTTCCTTCGGGTCTCTGCCGTAGTCGCATTCGTAGACGTACCATGCAAGATTCTCGTACTGGTCATCAATCAACCACGCCAGCGCCTTTATAAGATGACCCTCGACAACTGCATAAGCCTCAACCAAGGGTGATTCCGGGGCCAGTTTGACTACGTTTGCAGCCTTCAGTAGTCGGTCTTTTTGCTTCATCAATTCCTTTAAGGTATTGGTTGTAAATACCCAATTTCTTTCGCTAATCATGTTGCCTCCTTTGATAATATTAACGGTCTCTCAGCGTCAATGACTCTATAAGACGTTCCCCTTCTCCATTCTGGAATCTAATCGAACCGACATATTTGCCTTTGTCGTTACCAAAAGACTTAAATTCGATTTCTATTTTGTCTAATCTCCAATCATCTCTTGTATTCATATCGGCGCCTCCTACTGACAATGTTATACAGTATATTCCCAATACCCCACCCCATCTATCAAAACAGCTTTGGCCCCTTTTATCGGCGGTTTGATCTCACGTGGATATAACTCACCGGATGTCCTCTTTCCCCATCCGGATGATCTTTCCGCTCGATAGAGTTTGCCATGATCGTATAGCAAGACGTTTCACAGTCGACCGCAAGGGGCTGGGGGTTTGATTGCTTTTTATTTGTTCTATTATAGTTTCAATCCTCTCGTTTTTTATCCTTGCGGCGGGTGAGCTCAGCCGCTATACACACAAACCACAACAACCAAAAGACACAGCTTCGGCAACCTTTTCAGCTATTTCAGAGTATTCATCCGCATTAATTTTATACTTTTCCAAAACATTCAAAGATACACTTTTGATGTCTGCTCTCATATCGCCGCAGGCGTGGGCTTCTGCCGTTTCAGGTGAGTGATCGTATTTATTGACAAAATCATCTTCATCGGCTTGTATTCCGTTTATTATAAACGTCTCCAATGAGCATAAACTTGAGAATACTTCTATTTTGTAATCAGCCATAATTCCCCCTTTTTAAAACTATAAATCAATTTGCGTTTCAGACTCTCCAAACCCGTGCCTTATTATAAATCTTCTGCAATCGTTTTGCCCTGTTTATCAGCCCGGTCGAACATCCCTGATCCTCTGCAACCTCTTTAATCGTGCAACTCGATTTCAGTAACTTCACAACCCGCTTGATGTCGAGATCCGCAAGCTTCTTGTACGTGCAATGCTCAGACGGGTGCGGGGCTCCGTAAATCGTCAGCATTTTACACAACGTGACTTGTGCGCACCCAACTTTATCACGCATGTATTTGCCGCTTTTTCGGAGCTTTATGTAGTCATTGTTAAACCAGTCCTTTATATCTTTGTAGCCTTCTCTCCTCGCCGCTTTCCAGAATGCCCGGAAGGTTCGAAGTTTGATTTTGCAGTTTATTTTCCGGGGTAGCTTTTTGGGTTTCGGCGGGGATGTCGGCTGGTATGTTGCCATGAAGATGTTTTTGATCTTGTCCTCCGTGGGGATTAATGAATTGATCTTGCGCTCGGCTTTAGCTATTTCGGCCCGTGACATATCAATTTCACAGGCTGCGTAGTCTGCGTACAGGGTGCGGGCTTCACAACTGAGACAAACCGGGCTTGTTTTGTCTTTATCGCCCAGGCAGCAGTTTAGGCATGGTGACCTCATGGTTTCTCCTTCCTTTTATACCGGCAAATTCAACTCGTTATATTCGATGGACCCGCTCAATTTATTGGCTTCGTCAAGAGCATTTTGAGCCAATTTTTGCAGATATTTTACTCTTTCGGGCCAAACGTATCGCCCCAAATCAGAATAAGATGCGTCTTCTGAGGAAAATTTTTCATATATTTCACCAGATTTTATTTTTTTAAGTGCATTTGATAAAACAGCTATTATTTGTATTTCTTTCATGGTTCCTCCTTTATTATGTAAGCATCCCTAATCAGCGCATTAACATACGCCCGTTCTTTGTCGCTCAACCCGATAAAATTGACATCAAACGCTCGGACGATTCCGCCCCGCAGGAATTTACCAAACATTTCTTTTGTGATTGGTTTTTGGTACTTCTTAAAATGCTTGATTTCGCTGATCCTGTTCTCGGGGACTCCCGTATGCTCCGATATCTCCCGGGAGGTCCATTTTTTTGAGGCGGTTATGGCCTCAATTTTTTTGCCGATTAAGGCGGTCAATTTTAGCATTATTTGTTTTTTTTCGTATTTCCTCATTATTATTCCCCAGCCATGGCCCGGTCAAAATTAGACTGGACCGATACTCTTGTCTGTTTGCATACCCGCTCGTAAGCCAGCCGGTATGTTGCTGCCTGCTGCCTGTATGCCGATAACTCAGCTAATAGTTGGTAATTTGCAACCATCAGGCAAATTATCGTTATTGATAGGCAGATTATTGCTATTTTCATGAAATTCCTCTCATCTATCTATGCACAATGTCCGCCAGCCGTTGCGTACTACCGTCCGGCATTTCAACCCATAAAAATCTGATAAATGCAGACCATGCAGTATTTGAATTATTTTTGTAGTTAGAATATTTTTCGGGATTGTTCCATATGTCTTGGCATACTACCTCAATGTTTCTTTCCGGGACTTCCATATAAAAGTTTATTTCAGTCCCGGTTATTTTCGCCATTTTGTTATTGCCGTTTTCAACCCGGGCTTCAATGGCTTTCCATGTAGGTTCGTATTCAGGCCAATCATGTTCCACAACAACGCATTGCAATGGCTCCTTCCCTCGGTTGATTCTATGGGCGTCAATTTTTTCAGCAAGTATATAAAGAATTAGTTGTTCCGTTGCTGTTAAATATTGTTCTACGTCCTTATGCTTGATAACCAAGTATCGGTTTTCTCGTTCCATGGCTGCCCCCTTCAATAATCAATATTATGTGTATCAATATACTCAAGAAAATATCGTTGTAGTTTAGCCGCATGGCTATATTTTGCAGGGAATGCAGGAAAAAACGGATATGAATTCGGCATGTCCATGATATAAACTTTCATGCCGACTATTTCATCAAGCTCCGCAAATTCCTCATAACTCTTCACTATTAGAATCGTTTCCTCGGGCCAGTTGGCTCCAAAATTTTTAACAGAATATCTAATAGCTGAAGCAATATATTCGGCCAATTTTGATCTTAATTCATGATTCATTGCCCTGCCTCCTTATTTTTTTATTCTCATTTTACCCTTTAAAATCAACCATACAGAGTAAAATTTGTTTTGTCAATACTTTTTCCTGTAAAAATTCCCTTGACATTTCCAAAACAACATAATATAACCGAATCAACACTCACAGTTTGCCTGCCGGGCCTCCTTCAAACCGTGCCCCGGCCGTCCTGGCAGGCAATAGCTCATGATACGGCCGGGGCATCACTTTAGGAGGTGATCATGAAGAAAACTTACGAAGTATACTGCGAATCGTTTTCACAGGTCGTTTACGCTGACAGTTTAACGGATGCATGCTGGAAATTCGCCGCCCGCAACCCCGATCAAATCATCATCGCCGCAGAGGACACCGAAGTCAAAATTCCTAAAAAGTGGGCCTTCAAGCCCAGAAGGTGGTTGCTTGAATCAGCCATTCTGTGGCTACTATTGACAGGGATTGTGACGATTATTTGGGTAATTTTAAACTCGATATCATAAAAAAGGAGAGTAATCATGGAAATTAAAATTGATCAAAAGCTTATTAGTGAATCTATCAATAAAACCGCGTCAGAGGCCATAGCTAATGCGCTTGGTGAATATTCCGTGACATCGGCAATAACAAAGGTCGTTACGGAACAAGTTGCTCATGGTGCTATCGCTGAAGCAATCGTTAAAGCTGTAGAGAGTGTAGATACCGAAGAATTAACCAATCATTTAGCTAAAGAAATACAAATCGCAACAACCAAGGCCGTTGTCAATATCCTCCATGAGGGCCTTTTGTCAACCGTATGTAAAATGCGCGGCATAGGGGATTATTCCGACAATGACAAGAGGGAGAGGGAAATTTTAAAAACAAAATTATTCAGTTAAAAATAGGAGGAGCCATGCTCGGAGAATTAAAGATCCGTCTCAGGGGGCTGGATTATCGTCTGGGATATAAGTACTGGCCCACCGGGGAGGCTGAATTGAAGTACGGCTATGTCAAAGGCCGTGCGCTCCCGGCACCAACTTTGAAAATGATGGAAACCAAATGGCAGCCGCTTTTGGTACGGCGGATTTCCAAACAGATTATGGAGGGGTAAAATGAATATTCTCGATTTAATCAACAAAATTCGCGAGAAATACCCTGACAGGTATATATCGATTGAGAAAACCTATAATTGGTTTACAACCCGGGAATTTATCACACTTAATTACCATCTATATATTGATGGTGAACTCTCAATCGAGCGTAACACCTTCCCCGAACTCGTTACCGCAGTTGAATATCTACTGGCTGATCCTGGCCCGTGCCAGCCGCAAAAGTTCACTTGCGAATCAAACGGCATTGAATATGAGTATTATATCGACCCCGAAGATGGGTCAATTGACCTCTGCGGTGGAGTGCCGTCAAATGAATACGAGCTCACCCTTGCCATGGATGATTGCCTTGCCGATTATAGGCGCAAGGAGCAACGGGCAGCTGAGAATGAGGCTGAAAATAAAGCTTTGGATATCGAATTAAGGAGGAATCATGGATAATGAATTATCAAAAATAGAAGAGGCAATTTTTAATCGGGAACTTGAAAAAATTAAAACACAGATAGCTAATGTTGGCAAAGATCTGGTAAAAATTTTCGAAAAATATGGCAAATTAAAAGGCCGTTTCGGCGTAGAACTGCAAGAATTCATTATCACGCATATGATAGTAGGCAATGAAACATATTATGCTGGGTACAGCACATCTGCGAGTATAAGATTTAATCCTGCCAAGATGCCCGATGCCCTGCGAGAAGCAATTTTAAACAAAGCCCTCAAAGAATTTATGGCGCAAATTGACAATATGCAAGAGATAATGGACACAATAGAATCATAATGTTAAATTATTAAAGGAGGCACCATGTCAGAAGACCAAAAAGAATATATGCCTGTGACGACAGAAAAAAACACGCCTGCTGATTTGCTTGCAATCGCTGTAAACCAGAATGCAGACCTTGAGAAACTCTCAAAGCTTATGGATTTGCAGGAAAGGTGGGGAAAAAACGAGGCCCGGAAAAAATATATCAAAGCCATGGCAGCGTTTAAGGCCAACCCGCCCAAAATTGTCAAAGATATGCACGTTAAATATAAAACCAGCAAGGGCGAGACCGAGTATAAACACGCTGACCTTGCCAAAGTCGCAACAAGTATTGGCATGGCCCTGAGCGAACACGGGCTGTCAGCTGCATGGAAAACTGATCAGGATAAATCTCAAATATCGGTTACTTGCACGATCACGCATGTTGACGGGCACAGCGAATCGACAACTCTTTCGGCCGGGGCAGACACTTCAGGCGGTAAGAATAATATTCAGGCAATCGGTTCAACCATAACATATCTGCAAAGGTACACTCTACTTACAATGACAGGTCTTGCGGCCATGGGCGAGGATGACGACGGGCAAAACTCCGAACCAGTCGAAATCATCTCCGACGACATGCAATTAACCCTTGCCACGATTGCGTCAGACGCTCATGTTGACGAGAAAAAGTTTTGTCAATACTTCGGCATTACCTCTTTTGACAAGTTGCCGTTAAACCGGTATGGCGAGGCGGTGGCGATGATCCAGAAAAAACTTGCGCAGACAGAAGCGACCAAAGAGGCTGGCAATGCAGATAATCAGGGGAGTTGAACAAGGCAGCCCTGAATGGCACGATTTACGCCGGGGCAGTGTAGGTGGCAGCTCCGTTAATGCCGTTCTTGCCAAAGGCCAGGGAAAATCAAGAAAAACCCTGCTTTATAAATTGGCAGGGGAGATCCTGACCGGCCAAATAGCAGACGAGTATCAATCCCCGCATTATCAGAGGGGCCACGATGTAGAAAAAAAGGCCAGGCTGTATTATGAGATTACAACCGGGCGGGAGGTCGAACAGGTAACCCTGATAAAAAGCGATCTCCACGGATGGCACCACAGCCCCGACGGAATTATGGAAGCTGAAAAGCGAGGGCTTGAAATAAAATCAAGATTGCCTCATATCTATATCGAACTGCTTGAAACAGAAAAGATATCCCTTGCTGATATGAGGCAATGCCAGAACTTTCTTGCAATTACAGGGTGGGAAGAAATTGACTATGTGGTTTATTGTTACCCCGATATGCCCTCAAAACCGGCATGGATTAAAACAATCTACCGTGACGAAAAAATAATCCGGGAAATCAAAGTTGAAGTCAGACTTTTTCTTGAGGAACTCAATGCAAAGGTGGAGCGACTGAGATGAGATTCAGAGCCCGAAAAATAGATGGTAAGCTGGATATTCAGTGGGATAAATTAAACCTGTATGTATCCCGATTCAAAGATAACACCTTCTTTGATGTCGAAATAAAACGGGTGCAGAAGACCGTCAGCGGGCCTATGCGGGCATATTATTTCTCAACCGTACTTCCGCCCTTCGCTGAGGCTTTGGGATACGACAAAGACGAGCACCTACTTTTACACAGGCAATTAAAGATCGTTTATTTCGGTATTGAGCCGGACAAACGGGGGATTTACCGAAAAGTACCGTCTGTGTTTGGGAACAAGAGCAAAATTGCAATCTCTGATAAACAGAAATTTGTCGAATGGGTTAAACGCAAGGCGGCTATAGATGGCGTTTATATACCGGAGCCAAGATAAACAAACCACAAAATAGGATATTTAATTATGTTAAAAGTTCCTTTAAAAGAAATTAAAAAACGAGTTAAGGCGAGAGCTAAAAATAGCGGATTAAACAAGTTTAAAATTACTTTTATTGCCGAAGAAATAAAGCTACCGCTTACCGATACATCGCGCGCAGAACAATATAGTGTAATTTTATGGCGATAGAACATGCGATATCCAAAAATCAAAAACTTTAGAAGCCGAAAGTACCTCGATTTTATCAAGACCAAGC